CGGTGACCGTTCCTGCTTATAGAGTTATATCTGAAAGTTTTATTAATAGTGCGTTCGCCGCATCAAAAGATTTTCTTTTTTCTGGTGGGTACGTTCCGTTGAATGACTTAGATTTCAAAATCAGTCTGCATAATATTCAATCAAATTTAACCTCTTCTCCTAGGATTTATTTTCTTGATTACTACCAAGGATTCGCTTCTAATGTCGAAAATAATGATTTTATTTCAAATTTATTATTAGAATATTTTTATCGTAAGCATTTTAATTTATTTGCCAGAAGCTCTAATAGAACGATTCAACTTTTGAGTGGGACAAATGATTTGAGCGAAACATCTTCTCAGGCGAAGTTTAGAGCGCCTCATCCTTTTATGAATCTTTATTTTGGCGGGCAAGATAGTTCAAGAACACTCACCCAACAACAACTAGATATAATAAACGAGCTTACCGCTACGTAATAACAGATATGGCAGATTTATATTTATTAACAAACAAAGATATCATAGATTTATACGAAATCAAGCTAAATGATTTCGAGGGTTATTTTCGTTTTCATGGGTCTAAAAATTTTGATAAGAATATAGTTTTTGGCGGTTATGAGTATATATTTTTGCCATGCGAAATGTCTAATTTAGAATACAATTCAGAAGGCAAACAAAATAGACCCACTTTTGTTCTATCTAATACGAATAATTTTATTACAAACTTAATCAAGGATAGGCATGATTTGCTCGGAAACAGGCTTTACAGAAAAAAAATATTTGCGAAAGATTTAGATAGTGAAAATTTTGGCGGCGAGAATAAGAACACTTTAGGCACTAGAAACACTCAGTTTCCTTTTCCTATAAGTACCGATACTTTTATAATAAATAAAAAAAATAGTGAGTCCAAAGAAAGCGTAGAATTTGTTTTATCGAATATCGTTGATATTGATGGGCTGACATTTCCTACAAGAAAAGTCTATAATAATTTTTGCCATTGGCAATATAGAGGCGCTGGTTGTAATTACGGTTCGCTTTCTAAATATCAGGGGCCTGTTTTGGCTAATTATAGTTTAGCGTATACCAGCTTAAGTCAAATCACAACCCAGTTTTCTTTAGAAAATAGTTTAGAGGTATGGCTTAAAGAAGATGGAAGAACCTTTGGAGAAGAAATCACCACTTTAAGTCAAAAAGGCAAAACATTTTCTAATAAAGTTTTGCTTTCGTGGGACAACAGCGCCTCAGAAATTAATACGACCACTCCTTTACCAACAACTTCTATTGGCGGAAAGCCAAAACAATTATTGAATGATACAATTTGGAATGGGTCCGAAGGGGTATATTTTAACGCAAATTATGAAGACGCTTCTGGATCTACTGTATATGATTCTTTGCAAATAATCCCTAAAGCCGGTGATCCGTCTTTTAATGCGGGAAACTATACAATATTTTATGTATCTGAAATGAAAAATTCATTTCGCGATCAGCTTTTAGGTTTTCAGCCTGCTAGCTATACGCGCAGTTATAAAAGTTGCTTTTTATTTTTTTGTAGGACCAAAACTAAAACTATTGTTCCTCAATTTGTAACTGTGGACCCTTATGGCGGATATGCTAGATCAATTTTTACTGATTCTAATTTAGATTTAAGTTTGGGATATAATGGGAAAGATGTGGTTTATCAAGCGGAAGGCGGGTCAACTGCTACCTTCAGAGTTGGTAATTTAAATTATTTTAAATATGGTGGTTTAGCGCCAAAATATAATTCTGAAATTCGATTATCTGGGGCTCCTGGAGATTTAATGTTTGCACGCAATAATCAACAAAATTCGACATCGCTTCTGCCGCAAATAGTAAGTCTTGCGGTTAGAGAAGCGGAATCGGAGCAACTAGAGAGAGAAAGCGCTTTGAGGGTTTCTAGTTATAACCTATTATCTAGCTATAGCGCCGCATTAAGTAACGGATCTAATAATTTTTGGAAAAATTCAAATAAACTTTACGAAGATAGCGAATCATTCGCTCATGACTATGATGATTTTGGAATCAATTTAGTTAATGATCAAGCCAGTGAGTGCGCCGTCTATGAGGTTATTATTTTTAATACCCTGCTTACAGATGAGCAACAAAAAGCTGTTCATACTTACCTTGCTTATAAATATTCTTTGCCTGTAGAGGGGAGTTCATTGGCTTCTCAGAAAATTTATATAAATAGCGATCAAGTTTTTGCAAATGCTGGCGAAAATTTTAATTTGGGAGTTCCTGTTGCCGACGAAAATGATAAGTTCTTTGTGCTTGATGATGCCAGCTCAAACAGTCACAAAGCTTTTTTAGAAAGCTATAATTTACTCACAATGCAGTACAGAGGAGATTATAACAGTCAAACCGCATATAAAAAAGGAGATTTTGTTAAAATAGATCCTGAAATAAATTTTGATTTTGATGAAGAGTATCTTTATAAGAATAATGAAATTCCATCAAGATTTTTTGTTTGTATTTCAGAATTAGGATCTAAAGATTTGCATCCTCTTAGATTTAGAAATATATGGATAGAGGACAAATGCTCTAAAAAATTAGATGGTTGCTATTTAAGATTTAGGGATTTCGGTAAGCTACCATTTTCAGGATTTCCAGGAACAGCAACTTATGATTACCGATTACCAGGTGTCTAAAAAGCTTTTAGATTTTTTAAAGGACAAATGTAAAAACACGGATTTTGAAATTTGTGGTTTTATTGTTGGGGATGATTTTATAGAGAGTGAAAATATTCATCCTGATCCTAAGAATTATTTTTTAATAGATCCGAGAAAATGTATTTGGGGAGAAGACGTTATACTTTTCCACAGCCATCCGAAACACATAGAAACAGAAGGCTTTTCAAAATGGGACTTAGAAAATCAATTGCTTTTTGATTTAAAAATGTTATTATATAGTGTAAAATACAATAGGTTTTATTTTAAAAAATTATGGTAAACATAAATTTAAAAGGCGTATTAGGAAGGAAATTTGGAGAAAAGTGGAAACTCAGAGTCGCTAGCGTTTTTGAGATTTTCGAAGCTATTCAGGCTAATAATCCTAAATTTGCAAAATACTATTCTGAATTGCGAAAATTTTTTACACACTTTATGATTTTTGTCGATGGAAAGCTATTGCCGTCTCATTTATTAAAAGCTAAAATTTTAAAAAAGAATACCAAAGTAGACATATTGCCAATAGTTCAGGGAGGCGGTCCTGAGATTGTTCTTTTAATTATAGCTATAATCTTGATAGTTGCTTCGCTGGTTTTAACTCTTTTATTGAGCCCTAAAGCCCCAAGCGATGTAAAATACACGAAATCTTCTACATTAAGTAATGCTAGAAATGTTTTGAATAGAAATATAGTAGTTCCAGTGGGATATGGTAGGTTGAGGCTCGGTAGTGCCGTAGTTTCAACAGTGCTAATGGTTTCCTATTCTGGAGGAGGCAAGGAAAGCTTAAATTTAAATTCTAGCTCTTTAGAGCAGGTTATAGAAAGTTTTTATTTTTAATGGACTCAACTTTTTTCGTTCAGTCTATTTATTTAGATAAGGCATACGAATATTCTTTGTTTTCTGCCGATAATAGTAATCAATTGGAGAGCGATCAATATTCTATCTCTACAGATTTAATATGTGAGGGGCCTATAGAGGGATTAGTTGATTCTGATGGAAGTTTATTAAAATATATTGAAGCCGGTCAATCTGCTGCTGCAACTTTGGGCAAAGGAATTTATTATAATGATGTTCCGATAGTAGACAATAAAACTAGTAAATATAATTTTGTAAACGCAAATTATTCGATTACTTACGGTACGGCGAATCAATACGCTAAATACTACCCATCTACCGTTCATGGTTATGGCAGTATTATATATCCATGCGATGTTAATAAAGTTCCTACGCAGATTCGAACAACACAAAATGGATTTTTTTGTTTTTATTTAGATGATGTTGGTAATTTGTATCGAGATGACTCTTCTTCAGAAAATCCAATGTTTGACTATTTTAGTGACGCTAATCTCGAAGACGTTTTGACGAATTTAGATAACGCAAAGCAATCTTGTAATCCAATAGTTCACAGAATAAAAAATTTATATTGCGATCATTTGACAATAAATATTGGTGTTCAAGGTCTTTACGATTACAAATCTGCAACAAATGCTACTCTTGTATACGAGTTCTTAACAGAAGATTCTTCCGAGAGGTATTTTTGTATTCATAATATATATGGGTACTCTAATAATGCAAATGGATCATATACAATACAAATTCCTTTTAAGCTTAAATTAAACACAAAAAATAAAAATAATTACTATGTTAAGGCTTATCTTTTAAATGCAAAGATACCGTCTTCATCAGGACAAATAAATAGAAGAATAGCTTTAGATTCAATATCAGAAGCAATCATTGGTAACGGTTATTTTTCATATCCTTATTCTGCGACCTCTACCAGCACCGTGTCTTCAAAACACTTTCCTAATGATCCTGCTAGAAGTTTTGATTTAAAATTATTGAAAATAAAAGTCCCCAGCAATTATGATCCGGAGACAAAAGAGTATACAGGAAATTGGGATGGAACTTTTTCTCCTTATTTAAAGTGGACTGATAATCCGGCTTGGATATTTTATGATGTATGTACTAATTCTCGCTATGGCGTGGGAAATGGTTTAATGACAGAGCAAGACATTAATAAATGGGAGCTTTATAGAATAAGCAAATTTTGTGATGGACTAGTCAAGGTAAAAACCCCCCATAAGTATCCTGAAGATGATTTTTACTTAGACGGTAGATGGCCTGAATCTATTTTTATAGATAAGAATGGAAGAACGTTAGAAGAATTTAAAACTCAGTACCCTCCGATAATTGGTGAGCCTACTTACGTAAGAAGAAATGGTGGCGCGATTAATTCCATTATTTATTTATTTAACATGACCGACCCAGAGGAAATTGAAGAAAACTATAAAAAAATTATTTGGAATGTGGAAGAGGGTTATTTCTCAGAAGACGACGCGGGAAACAGGGATTTTATTAGTGTCGGAGATGAAGGGTCCGGTTCTGTATTTAAGCTTCATTTAATTAAAGATCTCGGCCCAAGAACGTTTCTCGAAAATGAACCGTCGAAATCTTTTTATCAAAAAATTTTAGCGGCCGTTGGTATTCCTTTTGATATGAATTCTGATGCGGAAAATTATATAGAGCTAACAAATAATAATAATTTTTCTTTTGTAAAGGGTCATATTTTAAAGCTTCTAGCTTCGAGCGTCAACAAAGACGATTTTTTCTTTTCTGATTATATAGAACAGCCAATTTTGGGGGAAGATTATGTGGATAACTATAAAATTATTTATGGAAAATGCCTACCCAGGGTTAAAAATTATAGAGACCCTCTTGAGCCAAGATTTGTCGCAAATATATTTATAGATGATGAGGTAGAGTGTTTAAAAGTTTTGAATGATATAGCCTCTGTTTTCAGGGGAATCATGTATTATAAAAATAATTATCTCACATCTACAATAGATGTCGATAAACCAGTAGCTTATTTATTTAATAATACAAACGTAAAAAATGGCGCATTCGTGTATTCCTCGGGTAGTATAGACGGTAATTATAGTGTAGCCAAAGTTCTATATAAAGATCAATTTCAAGGATTCGCCGATGAAATTGAAATTGTAGAAGATTCAGATTTAATTAGGGAATACGGAATCGTCAGTAAAGAAATTCTTGGATTTGGGATAACGACAAAAGACCAAGCGCGAAGAATAGGCACTTGGCTTTTAATGACCAATCGTTTTGAAAATCAAACCGTTACTTTTTCTACTGATTTGCAGGGTTTAATTTTAAAGCCAAGTGATGTAATTAGAATTGAGGATCAAAATAAAAATGATTTATTTTTACAAGGCAGAATTATTTCAGTTGACTATGAAAATGCAAGTATTGTTATTGATAGAAAATTAGATTTAAGTTTGACTGGGAAGAAAATATATTTTCTTTATTCGAATTATTATCAGCCGCTTAATGAAATAATTAATTCTTCGGAGCTTGATAGATTAGATAGAAATGATGTGTTTGATTTGCGTATAGAGAGGATTGAAAACAATACTAATACAATTTATTTTTCTAGATCTTACAATATAGAAAAATTGAATCGAATTTTTGATAGTTCAATTTTTATTGTGGAGAATGAAGCTGTCAAAGAAGAGGATAATTTATATAAAATAGTTACTATCGCCGAAGTTGACGTGAATGAGTATAGCATATTTTGCATAAAACATAAAAAAAATAAATTTTTAAGTATTGATAGAGGTGAATTGTTGGATTTCAAGAGCCCAGAAAATAACACTATTTCTTTTGCTGTAAAAGAAAATTTAATTCCATTAGATTTAAGTGAATTAGGAGATTATTTAGAAGCTACTCCGGTAGACATTTTTAACTTAAAAAATTACATTTTTGACTACCTTTTTACTGAAGAAGAAAATTCTTACAACTTTTTTCAAGGACAAAATAATACCTTTTTAGCTATAGATTTTTTAAGCATAAAAGCCGGAATCATAGATAAATCTTCGTCTAGTGATTATTTTTCGAAGATTTTATCTACTTTAAATCAGGGTGGAGGATTTATATGTAGAATAATTTACATGGGCAAATCAATAAGATTTAAGGTGCCGAATAATGAAATCGCAGTAAAGACGGTCTTTATGGGTAATTATGATTTAGATGCTGGGTATAGTTTGGCTTCTTTTATTGATATATATCTTTATAATAAAGATAATCAAATTATCGAAGTGTAATATTTAGTATGCCATTAGTCACTGGTAAAAATAAAAATTTATACGCGCCTTTTGAGATACGAAGCCTTTCTATATCTAATCTATCTAGAAACAGCTCTTTTATTGATAAGATTCCGGCGGAACAATACGGCTTATCTTTTGACGCTAAATTAGCTTCTTTGGTAGCTCTGCAATCAGATCTTATTTTTTCTTTGGGGATAGTAGACCCTTTTGATGGCCAAATAGTTAATAATACAATTATATCCAATAATTTTTCGGGCATAAAAGTCGATCTTTATACCACTGGAAGGGAATTCATTGGAAGCGTTTATAATACAGAAAACACAAGTGTTCCAGCGGATATAAGAAGAGGCGTGTCCCAACAAGTTGAAATAGCTTCTAGGGATTTTTCTAATTTAATTTCTAATGTTTCTGGCGTTGAAAAAATAAATAGCATAAGAAAATTTGTCGCTGACTTTACGACTTACGATAAACAAGGAAACACTGATACTTATAGTGTTTTATTGGAGTATCCGCAGGTAGAAATAACAGGTTTACAGATATTAAATCAAAACCCACTAAGAATAACTCCGCGTTTTAATAACCCTAAATATGTTAGTTCAATTGGCGTAAATCTACTCGATTCTTCATCTGGAATGAGTTTTCTTGATGTCAATTCTAGCGGTTATAAATTTCTTAGAGATCCGTTTTATTCTTATGATTTTGATTATGTTGGGAATGAGTATGATATAGAAATTGATTTTCCTAAAATTGAAAGCACCAATGTTTCAATACCTTTTGGTTTAAATATAATACCAAGAGATTTTTTTAACACCGGCGAAATGTTTGTCAGTTCTGGTATAAAACCTCCATATTACAATAGTAATTTAGTACCAATTAAGGTTGAAAATATTACCGGGTATGTTGAAGGTGAATTGGATATTTTTGATAAAAGTTTAGATATTAATGCCGTTTTAAAATGGAACGCGGTTCCAACTTTAAATTCACTAAGTTTTGAAACTTATGTTTATGAAGATGGAGAGGAGGGCACTCGATATGTATTTAACTCTGCAAATCCTTCTGTAGAAGGCATAAGGTCGATATCGCATGGAACTGGTATAAATTTGTATATTCCAGCTACTGGATCTAGGTATTATTCAGGATCTCAACCAATATTTTCAAAATATGGTTCTTCTGGTATTCAGTGGGTAGATCATACATTAACTATTAATAATTATTTTTCTGCGCCTATAGGTTTTTATCCAACTGGTATAGAATTAGATTATGTTACTGAGGTGAGGATACCTTCAGGAATTTTGGATTATCCTGAATTATATTTTGTTTATACGTATGAAAGTAGTACGAACACTTTTCAGATATTGCCTAGCGGTGGACAATACACTGGTTCTATTTATACAGGAACTTATACCGGAGCAAGACACACGGGTTTCGCTGGAGCTGCTGGTAGCGCTGGTAGCGCGGGTAGCGCGGGATCTTCAATTAATTTAAGCGCTTATGAAACTGGTATTTTATTTGCGAAAAGAATAACTGGCTCGGCGGATTTTATTCTTTCTCAGTTTGAGCCTCAAATTAAATTTCCGCTGAAATCAAATAAAAACTATGAAATAAAAACCCGAGCTTCTTATCAAGACGGAAGATCTTCTGATTTTTCAGATACACTTCTTTTTACTTCTGGTCAAATACAAAATGTCATCAATAATATATTTCCTGATAAGTATGTCATTGATGGCTCTGGCGTTAGTGGATATATAGCTAAATTTAGTGATGCAGACACAATAACTACTGGTACATTATATTATGATAGTAGTGATAATATTGTTTTTGCAGAACCGCCGATAACAACCACAACAGCTAC